CCTGGGATCAACCCTCAAGCGCGGACAGAGCTTAGGCCGCAGAGTGAAGAACTCTGGGTCTGAGTATCTGAACGTGGAGTTTGGTTGGAAACCTTTCGTTTCCGACATCCTCGAAATTAGCCGTACGATTGTAAGAGCTGAGAAGCTCTTGCAAGAGTACGAAAGACAGAGCGGTCAGCCTATTGGCCGTTCCTACTCCTTCCCTGAGGAGACTAGTACATCGGTGACGGATCTGGGATTGGCAACCCCAGATTTCGTCTTAGCAAGTCCGGTGTACAAAGTCTCTCAAGGCCGCAAAACCCTCTCTAAGGTAACGAAGAGAAGGTATTGGTTCCAAGGGACGTATAGCTACTTCTTGCCAACGAGTTCTGACGCTCGTGGTAAGTTGTTAGCTTACGCATCAGATGCTGAGCATCTGTTGGGCCTCAGGATAACACCTGAGGTCCTTTGGAATTTGCAGCCCTGGAGCTGGTTCGCTGACTGGTTCTTCAATTTAGGTAGCATAGCTACCAACCTTGGAGCGTTCAGTCACGATAACCTCTTGCTTCGGCGTGGGTACATCATGTGCGAGAGCACATCGACGTTTACCTACACCAACAGTGGCGTCAACCTTAATGGTTGGGGTTTCACTGGCCCCCTCACCCAATGGTTTGAAAGTAAAACCAAGGTGAGGAGAAAAGCAAGCCCATGGGGGTTTGGCATGACGTTTGAGAGCTTTTCTCCCAAACAGATTGCCATCATGGCCGCCCTCGGTGTCAGTCGAGGTCGGTAAGCGGGTATCAGAGGTAAACAGCCTCTGACTCGCAAGATGGATGATGTGAAGGGGCCCAAAACATGGGTGTCCTGGATCTCGTCTGTCATCATTACCCTGAGAAAGTATCTCAGGGTCTACCTGTTTGGAGACTTGCCATGGCTTTTGCCGACCCACAGTCCGTTACTATCAATGCGGTTGCAAATACGCTTCCGCGTACTAGCAGCGGTGTCGGATCCGGAGTCTTTACTAAAGACGACGGAACCGTCCGACTGTCTGTCGCACACTCCTCTGGAAAGAGGACGCGACACACAGTCCGCATTGACTTCTCGAAGATGGCTCCGAACCCGTTGATCTCGGCCCAGAACATCCTGTATTCCATGAGTACTTATCTCGTGGTGGATGTCCCGGTTACCGGATTTTCGATTGCGGAGCAGAAGCAGATTGTAGATGCCCTTACCGGGTATCTTACTGCAACTTCGGGTTCTAAGACTACCCAGCTTCTGGGCAGCGAGAACTAAGATCTCTTCGGAGATTTAGAAGAGGACTGGGTCCACAGTACTTGTGGATTTACTCGGGGGAGTAAAATACCCCGTAGTCGGTAAGAGCGCTGGCTAGGGAAGACCTACCTACTATTGAAAGTGGGGGCCTTGAAAAGCCTGACGTCTCTAGTACAGGAGGTACTGACCGAGGTCGGTACCTGGTGTGGCATAAGCACCACTCGAGATTGTAAAACGATCTCGAGGCGTGTCGATGATGAAGGGTTGTCGTTTCTCACGATAACCTTACCCGACTTTGCAAAAGACTTCCAAAAAAGTCTCGAGCAAGGAAAGGTAGACTCACAACTCTTCCAGGGTTTTACCCGTGGTAGAGGAGGTCTCCCCCTATTCCTAGGAGGTTTCCTCGGTCTCATCTTTGACCGACAGACTGGTCTGTTGGTTGATGTGCCATCCATTGATGCCATCTTTGCTGTACGTCAAGTGACCCTGATGTGCAACAAGTTGGCTATGCCCTGCACGCCAAAGCGGGTGCGAAAAGCAATGGCTGGATACATCAATTGTGAGAAGGAAGTGAAGGATCATGATGCAAGGCTCAGTTCTTCTTCCAAAGAAGACTTTGCACGAGTATCGAGATTACTTTGGGCTGACGTACTGTCCCAAGTGGACAGAGTCGTCTACGACGGAAACGTCGTACCAAAGCACGGGCCTGGTACCACTGCTGACAAGCTCGTTGGTAACAACAAGTATCGTCAGTTCGAGTGGCCTGGGCGTTTGGAAGAGTACTTCCCTGCTGGGGAGTTCCTTTTTCCAAATTGGCGTCATTTTGACGCTAGCCGACTTCACTACCTCGAACCCGGAGCTGAACGACCTGTCAAGGTTGTCGCAGTTCCTAAAACGCTCAAAACGCCACGAATTATCGCCATTGAACCCACTGCAATGCAATATGTGCAGCAAGGA